CATCCCTTTCCCGCCACCTTTGGCTCCGACAGCTTTGCTCATGGCAGGGGCCATCCCGCCGATGGCTTTTTTGCCTTTCAAAGCCACAATCCCGGTTTTCAGGCCGCCCAACATGCCGATCACGCTCTTAATGATGGCATAGCCTTTAAAAGCAGCCCAAAGCCCGACAACCGCAATGCCCAGGCCCATGGCCAGTTCGCTGTTTTCGCCGAGCCACTCCGCACCTATGGCAAGGGCTTCCGCAAGCTTCGGGAGCCACTCCATCACCACAGGGGCAAGTGCCTCTGCTACCCGGAACAAGCTTTCCACCACGGAGAATATGCCCTCTGCAAAGCGCTCGATGACACCGGATTCCCGAAGTTCAGCCATAAAAACCTTCATCCCGGATGCTGCATTGGTCACCCACTCGTAAATCCGGGCGCCGATGACTTCGTTTATCATGTAGAGAAATTCCTGGCCCATGGCTCGCGCGGTTCCGAACGCTTCAGCAAAGCCGCCGGTCCGTTCCTGCCCCATTTCGGCAATGTTGTTGAAGTTTCCCATTTCAACGGACAAATCGGAAATAGCCCCGCCTTGCCGTCGCATAATGTCCAACAGCGCCGCCCCGTAGACGCCCAGGTTCAGGTAGTTTTCCAAGGCGTATTGCTGTTGGGCATCCAAGCCGCCGAAAGCGCCTACCAAATCGTCGAGCACATCGAAATGGTCACGGGCCGTCCCGTCGTAATTGCGGACTGCCACGCCTAGTTCTGCAAACCGTTCCGAACCGCCCAAGATGGTGCTGTTGAGGGTGCCCATAATTTCCTCGAACCCTCGGGCAGCCCCCGTGTGCGACATCATTTCCTGTTGGGCCACGGCCATGGTGGCAGCAAGCCTCGCATAGCCGGAACCGCCCTGTTGCGCGGCCAGCCCCAAGCTGTTCATCGTCGGTGCCGCCACCCCCATCGCATAAAGCAGCGACTGGGTTTCGACGGCGGTAAAGCGCTGGGCCGTGGCGAATTTATTGGCCCACATTTCCGCATAGGAGGCGTCCTGCCCAAACTTCAGCAGGGTTGCCCCCAGGGCATAAGCCATCCCGCCCAAATCGGAGCCCGTGGCGTCCGCCAACCGCATGGCGCTTTCCAAAATCAGGGTTTGTTCAGCGGCGGTCTGCCCATGGACGGAAATATCGACCAAAGCCTCTCGCATCTGCTGGGCGGAAAACCGCCCCTGTGAGAGTGCCAAATCCCGGATTGCCCGGTCCAATTGGCGGGTATCTTCCTCCGTCATGCCGGTTTGCGCCCGGATGGCTCCCAGCGACGCATTGGCCACATCGCCGGCACGTACCGCCGCCACGCCGATGCCGACCATCGCTGTCCCGACTGCCGCCAGGGCAACCACAATCCCCCGGCCCATGGTGCCAAAAATCCCTTTGAGGTTTTTGGCGGAACCCCTGGCCTTTGTATCGTCTACGTTTACATCGATCCGCACCTCGCCATCTGCTCTTGCCATCAGTGTTCACCTTCTTCCGGTAGTGCGTAAATTTTTTGCAGTTCTTTCAACCGCCTGCGCTCTTCCGCCGCATCCTTGCCCTTTGGCATCTTGCGCGTGCGGATGTCCAGCACCCTGTTTAACTTAGTGCCTTCCGGCAAGCCATCCAATAAAGCGGTGAATTGGTGCCAATGAAGCCTGCCCCGTTCCTCGATCAAGTCCAGGCCGTAAGCCTGCCAAAACGATGCGTAAATAAAAGCCCCGTCGTGCGCCAGTGAATAATGCATCTTGATCTTTTTCACCGGTAGGGGGTTGCCTTCACGGTCGACTGTTGGGGCATCCTCTTTTTTTTGGATGCACTCCCCTATGATCCGGTTCAAAAGTGTGGCTTTTTCCTGAATGTCCATATTCGGCAAAGCCCCGTTGAACAGCAACTCAAGCCCCCATGTAATTTTAAGGGCATCCGGCAAGTCGTCCTCCAATAAATCCGAGAGTTTCAGCACAATGTCAAAAGAGAGGTTCAGCGCATATTCCTTCCCCTCAATTTCGACACTGTCCACCAACCCATAGGCGAGGGACAGCATGCTAACCGCCTAAGTATTTCTTTTTCTTGCCCTGGAGGCTTCGGTCGACCATCTCCTCAAGGAGGTTGTTGACCAATACCTGAAGGTGACCCGCTAAAATGACCCACGATGGCGTTTGCATGTAAATCTGCTCAAAGGCCCCGTCGCCCAGCAATAGGTCGTATGATTCCTGCAAATAGGCCAGCCATTCCTGTTCTTCGGCTTGATCCTCTTTCAGCTTCTTTTCGCGGGCATCCAGTGCTTTGAATTTTTCCTGGAGCTTCCAACGGGAGGCATCATCTGCCTGGTATGTAAAATCAAGCTCCCCGAATTTTACCGGGATCGTGGTTTTTGCAACTTCAATGATAACGGCCATCTGGCTACACCCCCGCCAACGCTTCATGCGGAATTTTGTTATACGTGATGGTACAGGAGAACGTCTCATCATCGCCTGCTGCGCCCGAACCGGCCACAATGGCGGAAACGGTCGCCGGGCCCACCCAAGTGGTCGTCCCGTCAGCGGAAGTCACCCGATGCCAGCAAAAACGGCCAGCCCCGCGTTTCAGCTTCATGTCGGCAATAAATTTTTGGGCTGGGTCGCTTGGCAGGTAAAACCCTTCCACGTCATAGGCCACCGCTACGTTTTGCACAATGTGCTCCGGCGTGCCATCACCGTCATAGAAGGCAACTGCCTCCATGGTTTCATCTGTCGCATCCGAAATATCCGAGATGTATTTTGAAAGAACCATAAACTGGGCATCCGTCGGCACCTGGTTTTCATTCACAAATGGCGCCACCTCATGGCGCCTTAAAGCATTCTTGCTTGGCATTTGTTCAAACATGCTGATCACTCCTTTGTTTTTATTTGGCCGCCATAATCTCCACTTGGATTTGCAGGCGGTAATACGTCCATCCTTTTTCGTCCATTCCCTGGAAGTAGGGCAGGTCCGTCACCTTAAGGCCCCTGAACCGGTAACTCCCGTTGCGGGTTGGGAAATCTGCCACCAATGGCAAATTCCCGGCCAGCAAATTCAGGTTCTCCAAAGCTTGGCGATGGTTGTTGGTCTTCAAATTGAAATCCACGTTTAGGCGCTTGATGCACACCCCGTCATAAAACTCTTGCAAGATGCCCCCGCCCGCCAATATCAGGGCAAGGGTATCCGCCGTATCTAAAACACCCACCCTCACAGGCAAGCTCAGGCCGAAGCCCTCAACGGCATCAAGGAGCCGGTCCACTAAGTCAAGCATTAAAAACCAGCCCCTTTCGCCCATGCCCGCCGCCAATCCTGAAGGTGGCGCTCCTTTGCGGCAAGGTCCCAGCGCTTTCCGGTTCCCTCAGTCGTGTAGATATTCATGAACACATTGACGGGCATCCCCCTGCGCCACGGCCTCGACCCGTAAAATTGGGCTTTTGCGTAGACCGTCCGCCACAGCAAGGCCCCGCCGTCAGAACTCAAGTGTCCGCTGTTTCTCAGGCTTCCCTGATCCAAAGGGACATAATTATTCATGTCGGCAAGCATTTGGTTCCCCAATGCGAATTTGGCACGGGCCAGGTTCGCATTGGAGAAACGGCGGTTGACGCCGCTGAAATCCATCGAGACCTTCGCCCCTTGCTCCAACGCCATCACACCACCTCCAATTCATAGCCAAACAGCGTATTTTGCCACGGCTCGTAAACCGGGATGGCTTTCACGATGACAAAAGCCTCGCCGTTGAATGAAACCTTGGATTGTTCTTTGAACTCTAGGAAAGGCACGGTGGCCGAAGCATAGCAAAATACAATGCCCTTGGCCACCAATTTCCGTTCAGAACCGGTGTGTTGATAAACCCCAGCCAGGTCCACCCGGCAGTTTTCAACCCGCACCGGCTCGCCAAAGGTTTCTTCACCCCACCTGTCCTTTCCCTTAAAAGCCTCGTAAGCAATCTCATGGATCAGGGCACGCGCATCAACTTTTAGTTTCATCCGCCCACCCCCCGGCTCAAAAGCCCCGTCGCCTGCAAATACACATAGACGTCAGGGCAGACAAGGCCATGGCGCTTGTTCATCCCGACGGAGCTAAAGGCCGAATCCAAAGAAATCTGGGTCCTTCCGATCTTGACCGATTGGGGGGCAGCATTCATCCCCGCCGTCGTCACCTGCCCCAGCTCATGAAAATACTGGATCTGGACCGCCACCGCTTTTTTGAATTGCCTTTTCCGAAACTCCACATCCGTTTCCAGTGGGGTAAACTGATAAAAGTGCTGGGTCACAAAATCCAACACCTCGACCGCCCGTGGCAATAACTGCTTAAAATCCAGCTCATCCATTGATTGGAAGCCAAATCCCTCGTATTCCCTAAAGCTCAGGTAAGCTGTCATAGAGCTTACACATTCGCCTTAGCAGCCGCAGGGGTGGCCGTTTTTCGGTAAGAAATGTAGATGGCCTTGCGGGCATTTTCGAACACGATCAGGTCATAGTAGGTCAGCCCCTTGATCTTGTCGCGGTAGCCATTGGCATCCTGGGAAGCCGGGATGATTTCCACGTCGTTGTATTTCTCGATGGGGGCCGCCACCGTCAAAGGCACCAGGATGTAGTTGATTGTCACGCCCTCATCCTCGAAGTTTTGAAGCAGTTCCCGGGAAACCGGCAAGATCGGGATATTGCCGTCAATCATGCCTACACGGCGGTCGATGCCATTGATCTGGACGGTATTGGTGGTGAAGGACTTGGAAACCCCTTCGGAATTTTTAAGGTCTCGGTAAAATTCAGTTGAAACGAACATCACGAACGGTCCCGTGATTTTGGAATCCACCATGTACTTTTCCGCATCGTCGTAAGACTTCAGGGCGTTGGCAGGCGTGATATTCTCGCGGACCTTCATTTCGCTGTTCTCATACAAGCGCACTACCGCATGTTGGTCGCGCTCAGGGATCGACACTTGGCGGATATGGGTTTCAACCACTGTCTGCACATCATAAGCCCCATTCTCGGATTGGTTGAGGATGTCCAGGTCATAACCCATCCAGTCCTCCCGCTCAATGACCAGCGTCTGCTTCGTCACGTTAATGTTGGTGCGCTCATTGTTTTTGTTACGGTTGTACTTGCGGGACTGGAAACCCGTCATCTTATTGACACGCACCTCGCGCACCCCGACAAAGTCAGTCACCGTAATGCTTTTCGCTCCCTCTCGCAAAACATCCCATACCTGGGAAACGCTGGAAAATTCTTGATCCACCAATGCCAAATCGCGGGAATCTAATACTACTGCCATTCAAATCACTCCTAGTTAGTCAAATTTTTGTAATTGTTCGCCAAATTGGCGCGCCAGTCATTACCTTTGCCTGCTTCCGGCTCGGCTTTCGGATTGCCTGGGTTTAAAAACTTGGGCACGGGCTTTGCATCAGGTGCCGCTTTCCCCGCCGGTTCTTCGGAAGGTTCTTCCTCGGCCACCGGCACGGTCCATTCTGGATAGGTTGCTTTCAGCTTCTCGATGGCCTCGTCTGAATCGTCGTCACCGAGGAACATCGCAAAAGCTTCCAGGCGGTCTTCCCGCACATTCTGGGACTTGAGCTTGGCATGGAACTTTTGCTTCGCCTCCGCCTGCACGTAGCCCTTCAGCTTGGCCTCCGTTTCGGTCAGCTTTGCCTTCACCTTGTCGTGGTTTGCTGTGGCTGTCCGGTAATTGGAAATTTCCCCGTTCAAGAGGTCAATCCGTGACTGGAAACTCTTTGAGTGGCGCTCATGTTCCGCCAAGATGCTTCCTGCCGCCTCGGCCGTCACGCCAAGGCCCGTTAGAAATTCTTCATTCATACAACCGCTCCTTTCTGGCAGTTTAACGCCTTGCCGGGCGAAATAGATTACTTTAGATACAAAAGCTCCACTGAAAGGGTAGCCCTCTTTTTGCAGTTTTCGTAAATCAATTTGTAATGGATTCCTAATTATTTACAAGCGTACTTTTTTGTACGCTTGTAAAATCAACACCTTCCTCAAAACCATAACCGGCCATCCGATCCCACCACTTGGAAAAACGTTCTGCTGATTCCAAATAGGTGTGCAATTCCCTGCCGCTAACCAATTGGTTTCCTTGTATACCCCGTGAGATCTTGACTAATTCTTCCATTTCGAACCCTCCTCCAATTATTTTTCCATGTAAAAAGCACCCGCTTTTGCTAGGTGCTTTCGTTTATTTAGACTGTACCTCCTCAATAAGGCCTGACACATCCACGTCGGACCGAAGGTAAATTTCATCGAATTCCAGGCAATTGTGCAAGTTTACTCTTCCGCCATTATAATTAAATGTTGCGACGAGGCTACCATCGACATCTGTTAGGATGTCCGTGCGTCAACTACCCACTACCTATTGAGGTAGGGGCTTGTTCGTTCTTTTGCAAAAGAACCAAAAGCCAAAACCAGTAGGCACGGGATTCTTGGGAAGTACGCTGTTCACTACCAACGTATGTTGACCAAGCTCTAAGGGTGGTTGCCACCCCGATTCAGATTACCCTATTGGGCTAATTTTAGCAGATTCAGAGAAGCGTTGATGTCCCTGTCATGATGTTCGCCACATGATGGGCAGTCCCATTCACGCAATCCCAAGTCCTTGACCAATGGATTTTTGTAACCACAGCAGTTGCACAACTGACTACTGGCATAATTCTTCGGTGCAATAAGTAATCGGCGACCTTTCCACTCGGATTTGTATTCTAACATGGAACGGAACTCCGACCAACTAGCTTCGCTAATTGCCTTGGATAGCTTGCGGTTCTTGACCATGTTCTTCACACGCAAATCCTCAATCACAATAACTTGGTTTTCGTTTGTGACTTTGTGACTTAGCTTGTGGAGAAAGTCTTTCCGCTGATTGGCTATCTTTTCGTGAAGCCGAGCTACCTTGATTCTCGCCTTGTTTCGATTGTTGCTTCCTTTGACCTTTCGAGAAAGGGAGCGTTGCAACTTGGCCAGTTTCTTCTCAGAAGTCCGTAAGTACTTGGGGTTGGCTACCTTCTCACCATTTGACATGATGGCGAAATCTTTCAGTCCCACATCAATCCCGACTTTATTTTCATTGGGAGCGGATTGGAAATTCTCCGTATCAACCAAAACCGATACAAAATATTTTCCACTTGGATTTTGGGAAATGGTGACAGATTTGATAATACCAACGAATTCCCGATGGTTCTTAATCTTTACTAGCCCGATTTTAGGCAACTTGATGTAGTCATCATTGACTGCCACAGAACCTTTTTGGTTGTTGGTTGTGTAGCTTCGGTAGTTATCCTTTTTGGACTTGAACTTCGGAAATCCTACCGACTTGTCCCTAAAGAAGTTTTTGTAAGCCTTGTCGAGATTCATCTGGGCATTAGCCAAAGCAAGGCTATCCACCTCTTTCAAGAATTCCAATTCTTTTTTGTATTTAGCAGGAGTTGGGTAGTTGATGGATGTATCGGGCTTCACTTGACTTTCCTGATAAGAAGAAATTCTATCGGCAAGCATTTTGTTGTAGACCAGACGGACGCACCCAAAACATTTGGCAAAGAATATCTTCTGCTCAACATTCGGGTAAGCACGGTACTTGTAAGCCTTCAGCATGATTTCACCTCACTTCTCACCTTGATTTTCGATGTACTCTTTGATGACTTCTAATGGTGCTCCACCCGCAGTTATCAGACAGAAACTTTGCGACCAAAACATTTCCTTCCATAGCTTATGCCTGATTTGAGGAAACTCCTTTTTCAGCAGACGGCTACTTGCGGATTTATAAGCATTGATGAACTTGCTTATTTCTGTTTTGGGATGAGCCTTGAATAGCACATGGACGTGATTCTGGTCATGATTCCATTCTAGGCAAGTTATCTGATAATTGGGTGCGATTGATTCAAAAATCTGCCTGGAACGATTAGATATGTCATCATTGAAAACGTTGCGCCGGTACTTTACAACAAGCACAAGGTGATAGTGAAGAAGAAAGACTGAATGTGAGTTAGTATCTAATTTCATCTATATTACCACCTTTTATAACTAGCGACTGAATATACTATATCAGATAAAGGTGGCAAAGTCAAATCGGTTGGAAGATTTATCGTACACTCTCCCATTGCCCGCCCAGCGACCTGAAAAATTTCATCTTTGGAAATTTTAGCAGGCCACGGCGGGGCGAAATTCATCCCGCCACTTGTAG